TGAAGCCCGGCCCACCACTGGCGCCACGCTCGATGTCATCCGGTAGCCTCACGTCGTGGAAGCTCAAGTGTTTCTCCTCTGCGCTCTCTGGAGCATACCCTGGGTGCGAGCTAGGATCTGGCCCTCAGACCGTCGGAAGCTATCGGCATCCGGAGTCTGGATGTTGAACACGATCTGGGGCTGACCGGTGCCGGGCGTTCTACCACGGTCCTGTCCGGGAGTCGATACCTGAACGCGCTCGCCGTCGCGGGCTCGGAAAGCCACAAGCCGATTGTCCGCCCCCTGAGTCGTGCCGGCTGACGTACTCGGCCCTACCGTGAAGTCGGCACCGTTGAACGCACCGCCGAACAGGCCGCCCAGGTTACCGAACAGGCTCCCGATCAAGCTCCCCTGCGGGCTCTGGCCTATCCCGAGAGATCCGGCCGCACTAGCGGTCACGGCCCGGAAAGCCTGCCGGAGTAGCTGGTTCTGGATGTCCTGGATGAACTTCGTGAGTTCGAACCTGCCGGTGTTGACGAAATCTACCAGCGCGTCCTCGGCCGACTGGAAAGCACGGTTCATCAGTTCCTCGGTACGAGACGCCACGTCCTCGACCTGACCCTGTAGCTTGATGAAGAACCGTTCCGCGCCCGCGCTCGCGGTCTCCTGGGACTCGAGGAGTTCCAGGCGGACCTGCCGAAGATTTTCCTTGAGTTCGTCCGACGTGATCGCCCCGGCCTCGAAGGCTCGGTTGAGCAATTCCGTCTGAGCGGTGGCGCGTCGAGCCGCATCCTCGATCCCGATCTCGGCCCTGAGTATGCGCCGAACGATCTCCTCTTGCGATAGCCGGAGCGGGATCTGGTCTTCGCCAACCCGTTTGATGATCTCCTGCCGGTCGGCGAACAGCTTGCTCGCCTCGGCCAGACGCTCCTCTAGCGAAAGCCTTTCGCTCAGGTTCGTCTCAAGATCCGCGATACCCTCACGTACGCGCTCAAGCTCCTCACGCTCTTGCTCGCGTGCGTTGACCGCCTCCTGGATCGCCTGAGTTAGCGAGTCCTGTTCCTGGAGAGCACTCTGGAGCGCCCTCGTGACATCCTCGGCCTCGAACCCAGCCTCACGAAGGCTTTCACCGATCTGCGCGACTTCGGCTTCACCCAGCCCCTCTAGGATGTCTTGCGCTTCCTGGAAGACCCGAACGGATTCGAGGGCGTCATCCGAGATCCGCGCGGCCGAGAGTTGCGCCTGGAGTCTCGGGATAGAACGAAGCAGATCATCTATCGAGTCGCTCGCCTTACGGAAAGCATCGCTGATCTCGTCGCCCGTTTCGTCGGCCGTATCGCCAGTAAGTTCGAGTATGCGCTCCAGTCGCGCAAGTGCCTGTTCGTCTTCTTCGAGGGCTTCCTGCGAGGCCCTGATCGTGTCGTTGAGTCGCTGAAAACTCGATCGTGTATCGCCGAGAGAACTCTCCAGCGACGGAAATATCTCGGTAACGGCACCGAGCACGATACCCCTGAGATTGCTTGCCGCAACCCCGATTTTCTCCAGTTCGGTTGCCGATTCCTCGGCGGCGTCCCGAGCCTCTATGGCACCCCGGATCTGCTCCCGACGTTGCTCAATATCGGCCCGCAAACTCGCGACTCTCGCCCTGGCGTTTTCACGAACCTGACGGTTTTCGGATTCAAGTGATTCTACCAGAGCGTCGATGTTGTCCTTCTGAGTCAGCGTCAATTCGGCCGCTTGCTCGCGCACCAGACGCTCGCGACGCAGCGTGTTTATCTGCGCTACCGCCGCCGCTGTCGCGAGTCCGGTCGCGGTCGCGAGCGCACCGAATCCCAAGGCTGCGCGTCGGATAAACCGTACGACACCGAGTCCGATCAAGAACCCCAGGCCGGCCAAGAGGCCGTTGACCGCAACGCTCGTCGCCTCGATGTTCTCACGGGCCAGCGTGAGAAAGTCTGCAAAAGTCTGTACGACTGTGGTCGTGGTGGCTAGAGCATTGGTGGTCTGTGCAAGTTCCTCAGAGATTCGCCTGAACTCTTGGCTCGCTTGACCCAGAGCAGCGTTCAGCCCGACGTTAACCTCGCTCGCCAGTCCGGACACCCGGTTCTCAAGAGCGGAAAGCAGGACTTCCGTCGCCTCTGCGGTCCGGCCTTGCTCTTCGAGTTCGCGAACGCTGTCACCCAACTCACCCCGCAGAGACGCGACAACCCGCGACAAGCGCGTCACGACCTCAGCCGGAGATTCGAGCGCGGCGCCGAGGTCCCGAGCGGCCTGATTGAGTCGGAACAAACCTGATTCAGACAAGTCAACCGCCAACGGCAGAAGACGGCGTAGCTCTTGCTCACCCACGTTGCCGAACGTCAGCATCGCGGCGGCAGCGTCGTTAAGCTGCTTCACTGTCCCGCCCGGCGTGATGGCCGCGATGTCTTCGGCCAAACCCCTGACCTGTTCGGCTGTCAGTTCTGCGTCCTTCCCGGTAGCGCGCAGTACACCTCGGAGACGGCCGATCTCGGATTGCGCCCTCGCGCCAGCGTTCACGACCTGGACTAGGCCGACGATACCGGCCGATAGCGCACCGAACAGTCCCGCGACCGCGAGAGCGGATCGGTTCGCGATCGCGCCAAGAGCCACGATACGGGCGCCGATACCGGACAGAGGGCCGACGGCCAAGACCGCACTGGAACTCAGGTCTCGGGTGATCTCGTTCAGACTCCGCATCCCCCGAGTGGCCTCTTGGGTTTCGAGACGCCTGATAGCCCTACGACTGGCGCCAAGTCGGGTCGTGAGGCGGTTCTGCGCGTTCGAGAACTGCCGGGTCGATAGGACGCCTTGATTCATCTCTTCGGTGAACTGATCAACAGCCCGAGACGTGACCCTCGTGATCTGAGCGACTTTCCGCTCCTCGCCTTCAACAGACCGGAGAGCGTTCGCGAGGTTACGTCCCTGCTCACGAGCCCGTACGGCGGCCCGCTCCTGCCGGATCAGCGCCTTCTCGACATCCGATGCCGAAGCGGCGGTCCGCCTGTTGGCCGCGACAGTCTGCTGGGCCGCCGAAGCGGCGCCTCGGGCCGAACCCGGAGCGCCGCCGGGCGAGGCCGCACCGCCACCGCGAGCACTGGCGTTGAACGCAGACGAGATCGACTGTTGAGTGCGAGCGGCCTCTTGGGCCAACTCCCGCAAGAGCGACCGGATCTGATCAACGCTGCGCTTCGGCTGCGCCGTCGGGACCTGTATCGCTATGCGGGGGTTGGCCACATCACGTCTCCCTAGACGTTATCACCCAGGTCGCCGCCCTGGATGCGCTGCTTCATCTCAGGGCTGCGATAGTTCGACACGTCCATGCTGGCCTTCAAGATGTCGAGCATCAATTCGGCCATCGACTCGTCGGCGAGTAATTCGCGAGCCGTCTCGGGACTGAATCGGATCTCCTCCCCCGTATCGGCGTCGCGCATCAGGTCGCCGCGCCAGTCCACCAGAAGGCCGTTCACGACCCACTCCAGGTTGATCTTGTCCTGGACATCGCGCGGAATATCGACCTTCCGACGATTGCACGACTCGATCACGGTCAGGTAAGGCGCACGGGCCTTCTTGAGCGCGTCCTCGGACCGCTTGGAATTGGACCGTGCGACCTTGAACTCGGCGCCGGGCGCCAGCGTGATCCACGCACCGTCCTCCTGGAGGTTCGTATCGGTGGCGTAGATGTCCTTGAGACTCAGACGTGTCATCGGTTTCGCTCCTGTAGACGGTTTGAGATTGCGCTTGCGGTTCGGTTGAAGAACTGTCCTTCGGGGCGGGTTCCGGTGCCCTTATCTTCGATCTCCTGACTGTACGAGACCGCGTTCCCGATGGTGATCTCCTGGCCGAGTCGGAAGCCCTTAAGCGTGCGGACGACCTCTCTTAACTTCGCATCGCGGTCTAGGTCAAGTGCTCCCTTGTCCCGGATGCCCTCAAGGATCTCTTGCTGCACTACCCGAGCCCTCGCTTCCGAGGGTTCGAGATCGACATTCGAGGACCCGACCGCAACCCGGTGGTTACGCCTATAGAAGCCCGAGAACACCGGGGATATGCTGTGCAGGAACCCGACACCCTCGGTGATGGAGAGCCGGATTCGGTCCTCTACCGTCTGAGTAACCTCATCGACGCACTTGTCAAACTCGCGCGTCAAAGCTCTCGGTCGAGATGCAAGGGCCATCACGGCTCTCCATACGCGGTGCCACCGGGATTAACCTATAGGTCCGCCAGTCAGAAGTCAAGTTTTCCTTGTGCGCTCGGAACCCTTCGGCTTGCTCCGCTCGTGGAACTTGATATATTGGGTTTCGAGCGCGCTGACGATCTGCCACATACGCTCAAGTTCTATTTCGCTCAGTTCATAGTATTCCGCATAGTCCTTGGCGCTCTTCCAGGGGATGTTCCCGCCACCACCCGAATGTGTGAGTAGATCGAAGAAAGCCTTGAAATAGAATTTAAGCTCTATCGGAACCCGTGGTTTATTCTTAATACGCTCCGGGATCGGTAAATTCTGACGAGCACATTGGTCCAAAATGGTCTGTTCTACTTTACCGTGCGATAGTTCGTATTCCAATGCGTCCCGAAGAACACTCGTGTCCTGTTCGAGATTGTGATCATACGCTATCGCTAGGTCCTGAGCGAAGTTATAGATGTCCCGTGCGAAATCCGGGAGTTCGACCATGAAGGAATGGCACTCGGCCGGCGAATACTCGGCAGGGAACAGATCGCCTGACCAACCGATAACCGATACCTCCGCGATCGCACGCAGGTATGCCTCATAGGCTTCCGGATCTTGGTCAGGGTCGCGATCACGCGCGCCTCGCGTCAGTCGCTCAAGGGTCCGGTAGAACCGCATAGACCGTAGACCGCCGTCGGGCAGCATGAAGATACAACCACCCATCGGTATATGGAGAACAGCGGCCCCCGGAGGGGCCGCTTCACGTTCGTCCATGCGGTTACGCAGCCGCCATCGCGGCATCGGGCAGGTAGTCGAAGAACACCATCAGGAGCGTGTGATCGAAATTCCGATCAGCCGCCGCCGGCATCGCGATCGGGAGGATGATCGGCTCGTCCTGGGTAACGTCCAGCCTGCCCTCGCCGAGGGCGATCAGCGGAACATCGACCGCGATCCCGACGTTGTTCTTGGCCTGAATGAAGTCCAGGGTCACGTCCTCATTGTTCCGGATCGCCTGGACGGCCTCGACGGTCGAGAAGTAGGCCCTCGCGTTGCCGTCAACGTTGAACTGACCGGCGGTCATGTCGAAAGCGCCCAAGACGCTGACCGCCTTGTTGGCGCTGACGTTGTTGTTGATCGCCAGCGTGAACTCGGTCACGAAGGCGAAGAGCGCCGACGGGTTGGCGTTGGCCGGGTCCAGGATCGAGAGCTTCAGCCTCGCGATGTCGTTCGACGTGTTGTACGCATCCTCGGACACAAGGGAAGGACGCGAGCCGGACTTGAGGCCCTGCGCGGTGGTGCGCTGCTCGCCATCGGTCGCCAAGAAGGCCAGATCGGCCGTGATCTTGTCCGCCGTGTTGTAGTTCAGCGTGAACTCGTTCGCGACGGAACCGACCGCATACTCGGCCTGAGTGGCGTTCGGAGTCGTGGTCTCGGGCTCGCCCAGGGTGCGCTCAATCTGGTAGGTCCGGCGCTTCTGGAGGGAAGCCGAAGCCTCGTTCTTGAGGACGCGGCCGAGAAAGATCCTGACCGTCTGGCCCGAACCGTTGTCGGTCACGAGGTCGTCCTGGGTCTTGTCCAGCACGATCTCATTGGTCGCGACCGACTTGACCCGAGCGTAACCGTTGTCCGCTGAGGTTCCGAACTGAGTCGCGCTCGCGTCGCCGCCGATACGAATCCACTCACCCGGAATGACGCCGAGTTCGGTCAGATCCTTCGAGGTGCTGATCAGCTTCGGAAGATCGCCAGAGGCGTCGATCTCCAGATCGCCGGACGCGCCCTGGAAACCGACAGTCACGAGGTCCGCCGACGCGGGTGGCGTCTCGTCCACCAGATCTTCCGAGACGGTCAGGGTGACGTTATCGGCCGAGACGGCTGTGATCTCCTTGAGGCCGTTGTTGGCCGAGTTGGTGAAGTTGCTCGCGAAGATCAGGTCGCCGACCTCGTGGGTGATAACGGCGTCGAACGTCAGGTCGGCGGTCGCGCCCGTTCCGGAACCGCCCGAAAGCGAGTTGCCAGTCGTGTCGGTCGGCTCGACCGAGTAACGCCCCGACTCCTCGATCGCGAGTCCGGTGACCTCGCCCGATCCGCCGACAGACGTGACCCGGACCGTGGCCGCGACCGTCTGAGTCGCGCCCGTGTTGTCGATGCTCAGGATATCGTCCACCACGTAGCCCGAACCCGCAGCGTTGACCGCGACGGTATCGAGTTCGAGGTTCGAGAGCGTGTATTCCTCGGCTGTGCCGTCCACGTCCACGATCTGGACCGTGTTGGCCGCCGCCTCGGCCTTGCGCCTGAAATCGGCGAAGAAGAACCCCTGGAGGATGTCCTGAAGGTTCGTCTGAGTGAGATCCTGCTGGAAACCCGCCACCGCGTCGAGATCTGTCACGACGCCCTTCTGGCGCTGACGTGCCGCGTTGATCGGATTCCGCGAGATGGTCGTGATGTCCGGCCCGAAATCGCCGTAGCTGTTCGGCTCCAGCGGAAACCATGTGACACCCGACGACGGCAGGTTCCCGATAGTCTCTTCCTCGGCGAACCGCAGACCCGTGACGTTCGAGTCGATCTTGTTCAACTTGGCCATGTCTCAATCCCTCTGTTGGTGCGCGCGCATCACGAGGCTACAATACCCGAGTCCGGATTGCAACCTATTTGATCAGGTCGTACTCAAAGTCCGCCTGTACGTTGGTCCGGAACCAAGCCCCGTCGGGTCCGATCTCGCTGAAACTCGTATTCAGGAACCGGACCTCATCTGGCGAGGTCGATCTACCCTCGAAGGCGTCCACCGCTTTCTGGACCAAAACGTCGCTCGTCGTCAAGCCTTCTCCATAGGGAGTAAGGATATTGACCAGAACAGTTCCGAAACGACGGAATCGCTTTCCGGCGGGGCCGCCGAGCGTAACCTGAGACGCGAGGCTGTGCTGGACCGAGATCCTGGCCCAAGCCTCGCTCTCGTCCGGCGGTTCACCGACCCGATCGGCGTAGAGGACCTTCGGCGGGCTCGCGAGCGTGTTCCACTCGTCGAGAAACTGTCCGATAATCAGATCACGGGCTTGCTCGATGGAACTGATCGGCATATCAGGCTTCCAGAGTCAGGATGTAGAGCACGCGGCTCGGACCGGGGTCGATGACCTGTACGTCGATGATCTTCCAGACCTTATCGTCCGCCTCCAGGATCTCGTCGAACGTTTCGAGTTCGTTCCCGCCGTCGGCCGCTGCCGCGATGTGGGCCGTCGCGGTATCGCGACGAACCCGAGATCCGGGCTGTTGCTCTGCATCCTGGGGTACGATAACGGCCTTCACGGTCAGAGAATCGCCTGCCGGGAAGGGCTCAACGTCGCGCCATGGCTTCGTCGGGTCGGTCGGCGTGGTGGATTTGCGCCGAATCGTGACATCGCGACCGAAATCCGAGATCAACTGATCGGCTGTCGCGATAAGCCCGCTGTAGTCGAACGCCATGTCAGTCGCCTCGTGCTAGGCGCATCGAGACATTGATCGGCCTCACGAGTTCTTCGATCCACAGATCCGCTTCCGGATATTCGGGTATGAAGAAGTCGCTCACGTTCGTGGACTGCGACGACCGTGCGGCCGAACCGAAGTTTCCGCCGTTCAGGTCTTGGGTCGTCATGAACTCTGTCGATTGCTCTACCGGCCCGACCTTTTCGGTCTTGCTCTTGACACTCGATGGCGCGGACGGGCTGGTCAGTTCCATCTCGGAACCGCCGAAACTCTGGTCAGGCGTCATCCGCCTCGCGTCGGGAGCGAGCACGTTATAGGCCGCTGCCCGGATGGCATACTCGGCCGTCGCCTTCTTGATCTGGCGCGGGACCTCATCTTCGCCACTGAGCAGAAAACCGTCATCGTCGAAGGCCGAAAGCCTCGGCCATTCGAGCCCCTGGCGCTTTAGCTGCCGGGTCCCCCGAAACCGGCGACCGAATCGCTTGTCGATATACTCGGACGCCTTTATGAGGACCTGTTGCTTCTGGGTAGCGGTAAGGCTGGACCAGGAGACGTTCCCACGGTCGTCATGGTACTCGTCCGCGAACGCCACGTCGATGTACGAGTTGGCGCCCTCGATACCGGTGCCGTCTTCGACCGTGAAAGCCATCTCCTGGTCCTGACTGCCTTACGACGCGACCAAGAGAGTGCCACGCGGCTGGATCAACAGGAAGTCGTCGTTCGCATCGAGGAACGTGGTGGCCGGTGCCCCGATCACGTCCACGGTGTCGAAATAGCCGTTCGGAAACTTGACCGAATCGCCGCCGCTCTCGGGCAGGCTGTCGCCGGACGGGAACTCGGCGTTCAGAAGGTCGATGGCGGCCTGGATCTGACCGGCCTCGGTATCGGTCGGCGACGCGGCCGTGTCGAACGACACCAGCATCGCGTGGACGTCGTCCACGAGGCCGACGAAGTTGGGATTGCTTCGACGAAGCAGAAGCGTCTGGGTTGCCATAGTGGTCTCCTTGAGTCGTGTTGCAACAACGGTAGGGTCTAGCGTACCAGACCCTACCGTTTAGCGCAACGGAAAAGTTACGCCGGATTCGAGTGGGTGTTGAACACGGTCTCCATCAGGACCGAGACCTCGGCCGCGAGTTCGGGCCGGAGGAAGACGCGGCGGAGGGAGTTCGACTCCTGTTGGATCTTGACCATACGGACGCCGTCGCTGTTCTCGAAGACCGACACCTCGATCACGGAAGCGTCGATCGCCGCATGCCACTCAGTCGGGTAGGACGCAGCCTCGCCCTCGGCCGGAGCCTCCATCAGCCCGACCTGACTGGCCTCGTGGACCACATCGGACAGTTCCGACAGGAGACCGACCGGAGCGAAGAAATAGGACTCATCGCCGTCGAGTTCGTGATGCGTGATCCTGACATCATGGCTGACCAGATCGACGCTGGCCTCGACCCGCTCGTCGCTCGTGGTGGACTTGATCGTCATGGCGGTGATAACAGTCTCGTACATGGATGCCCTCCTGGGTCTGGGTTGGTGATCTCTTTATAAGGCATAGCCGCCGGGACCGCAACAGGCATAGATGCTCAGAGGATTTCGTCCACCTGACCACGCAGCTTCCTCGCCGCCTCACGATCGAACCCCGGAGACGCCTCATTCACGTCCCCGCGCGTAACTCCGGCGTTACCGGACAGGTTCTCGATGACCGACAGTTTCGGCCTGCCGCCGGCCGTCCAGTGAGCGTCATCGTCCGGGTCCAGAGTCAGGAGCGCCCGGCCGATAGCGGTTTCGCTCAGATCCGGCCTCGATTCTTGGGCGGAAGCCGACCCGCCACCGCGAGTTCCCGACTCGACGGAAAGCCCGGTGTCCTGGTGTCCGTCCCGGCCGGAAAGAAGCCCGGCGTCCCCGGCCTCGGTTCCAACATCTGGCTTGACGGAAACCGACTCCCCGGTTTCGGCAGGTCCCCGGCTCGCTCCAGGGTGATCTTGATGTTCGTCTGCCGGCCTGTGCTCGGCATCCGGCGTCCCCTCGCGACGATCGCCATAAAGCGCCTCCTCGTAACGACGTTTGGCTTCCTGGAGTTCTGTCGAACCCCTCGGGAAGGCGTTGTAGGACCGACCGAGATACCGGAGAGCGCCGTGCAGACTATCGGGAGTCCCCTGGAGCGTACAGACACCGTTGACGAATTGGTGCCCGTTCAGCCTGACGGTCTGCCCGGCCCTCGGCCCGACAAGTTCTAGCTCGAGTCGCAACTGATTCATCGTCTCCTCACACGGTAGTTTCGCACATCATAGCGCCGGATCGGCAAGCTGTAAAGCCTTACGGTGCCGTGAGCGACACTTTCTTGAACGTGCCGCCCTCACGGAAATACAGGCCCGCCCCCAGACCTGGGTCCCAGTTTGTCCCGTCCGCGTAGACCAGCATGTTGTCAATAGGCGAAACCGGACCCCCGGATGGCGCGGTCCAGATGCCGAGAGGGCTCTCGATCTGGACGATCCGCATAGTGCTGTCACCCCGGCCGATAAAGAGGCGTACATCGTTACCACCGGGAGCAGACTTGTCCGAGGGCTCGATTCTGCCGTTGTTGCCGCTGACGACGAACTTGATGCCCCCCTTCGGCCGTGTACCGTCCCAGCCGTTGTCCGGTATGCCTTCGGTCACGTAGAGTGTCCCGCTCTCGCCCGCCTCCTGCCCGACTCGCACGTCAGGAAGCCCGCTCACCTGACTCTCGAACCACGCGCCTTCACCGAACACCGAATCCGAGATCCGGACAGGGCCGTCCGGACCCGCGTTACTGTCGTGCTGCGGAAAGCCTCGGCAGCCCATAAAGGTAGTTCGCTTGACCGAGTTCGCGATGCTGCCGTTCGTGTCCCGGTATGGCGTCGTGGCGTTAATCGTGTAGACGCCGAAATAGCTGTTGCCGATGTTCTCGAGTCCGCCGGTAGAACCAGTCGCCTCTTCGTCAACCCCAACCTCGATAGCCTCGAACCCGCCTCCGATCAGGCGATTCCGGGAGGCGTTCTTGAGCTTAAGCCCAATCGTGCCCGAGATCGGAGTACCGCCACCGGCCGAAGCCGTAACCTGGACCCGGTCGAAGTTGATGTTGTTGATCACATTGCCCTCGCCACCGCCGTCCAGCATGACGCCGGTCGTGTTCTCGCGACTCAGGCGGATGATAGGCTGG